CACCAAGCTCAATAACATGCTCACTGTGCCGCGAAAACGTTACTTCCCGGATTTCGTCCGAGGCGTTTATCTTGATTTTAATCATTGCATATCCTCGTTTTCACAGTCAATTCCGTTCCTATTCGGTTTATATTTGTACCCATGTAATTTGTTTAGCGCCGTTTATTTGGATGCCCAAAAACGCATTGCTGCTAGAACTAACGCCCACATAATACGTGTCCGAATAATAACTTCCCGGCCAGCTTCCGCCACTAATCCGGATAAAGCCGCCATAGTCAGCCGGCATCGTATTCCCTTTGGTTTTTTCAGAGTAAAAACCACCAGACTTTATCGAGCCGATAGCATTTTTTATGGATTTAACCGCTTCGGCGCTGGCGACTTTTTTAGACAAGTCCGTGCTTGCCATAATCTCTTCTAACGTCAGTGCGTCGGATTGATTGACTTTATCGTCCTTTAGCTGATTAACTGTCTCCTCATCCGCCGCGCCGATGTTCTCCCTCGCCTGCGTCTTTTGCGCATCATTAAGCTTCTGCGCCGTATACAGCACCGCTTCCTGTGGCGCATCCCTGCCGGGGTCGCCCTTCTCTCCTTTCTCGCCTTGCGCGCCGGGGTCACCCTTTTCCCCTTTCTCGCCTTGCGCGCCGGGGTCACCCTTTTCCCCTTTCTCGCCTTTTGCGCCGGGCTCACCCCGAAGCGACGCTTTCTGCTCATCCGTCAGGCTTTCAAATGTCACCTCGCCGTCCTTGCCCTTTGGCCCTTGCGGGCCGGTGGCTCCAGTCTCGCCCTGCGGCCCCCGCTCACCGGTGTCGCCTTTTTCGCCCCTCGGCCCCTGCGCGCCAGTGTCGCCTTTTTCGCCTTTCGGGCCTTGCGCGCCGACAAATTCCCCGTTGTCGAGCTTCTTTTGCACGTCGTTTGCCGCATCGTCCGCCCGTTTGGCGGCCGCATCCGCGTTCTTCGTTGCCGTATTTGCTTTCAATATCGTTTTTTCCATTTGATCTGAAATTTCTTTCAAGCGTTCGTATTGCGCCAAAAGCTCATTCAGATTTGGAACAACATGTGTCGGATCAATTACGATATCTCCGCCTGCCTTACTTACGAGCAAATAAATCCTCGCAACCGATATAACACTTTGGTTTTCGCCTTTAATCTGCATGGTGCATTGCAATCGTCCCGCCACTTCGTAACAGGACTTGTCCAGCGTTGCGCAGGCATACCCGCTCGCATCGAAATCTGCATTCAAATATCGCGTCGCTTCATCCTGGCGCTGAACCAGTAGTTGCGCCGTACACCCTGTTAAGTCGATCGGTTTGCCGTTTTCCTGTGTCATAACGCAGATTTTATGTGCTCCTGCATCGCCTACGCTTGCCAAAGCATCCCAAACAATTTCCGCTTTGGGTTTCATCATATCCACTATCGTTCTAAATACGTAGTAGGCCACATTCTTCCCCCCTTTCAATAATTTCCTCCGGTATACGAGGTCACAAATGTCTGCACAAACAAGTCCGCTTGGATTCGCGTCAGCTTATCCGGTACAACAGACACTTCGTGCCACATCCCGCGCACAATTCTTCCGTTGTTATCCTTACTCAAATATGGAATAACATCAATCTCACTTCCGCTCACTTTTTCAGGCGGAATCGCAGTTCCGTCCACTTTAATCGTCACACCTGACGCAATTTCCCCTTCATAAATGCCGTACCGAATCTCATGCGTATGGCTTTGCAATGTAAAAGAGTGGCTGTGTGCCGGAATATTCACTTTATGGGTGTGATTTGGAATATCAACCGATACCGCCGGAACCGTGACCGCCACGTTGACCATGTGATAATGTGAAAAGTCGTGACGATGTGTCATATCGTGTTTATGGCTTCCAATCGAGTGCGTGTGGCTGTCAAAGCTGTGCCAGTGACCCATGCCGTGGCTGTGCGCGCCGGTGCTGGTCGTGCTGCCCGCGCCGTTGTAACTCGTATACCCCACCTTGCCAACGGAAACGCCGTCGAAGGTGTGCCGGTGCGTGTTGTTAGAGCCGTGAGAATGCTTCCCTGCTTCGTCCGTCGAGGTCATCGCGCCGCCTTCGTTCCGGCTCACGCCGGTATTGCCGCCTCCCCCAGCTCCTGTTGTCCCGCTGGACGAACCGGTATCTGACACATTCCCTCCGTCTATACTTTTTGCAAAACTCGTATTAGCATTGACCGTTCCATCCTGCATCGGTGTGCCGCTGGTAATTGCCTGCGCCACGGTACGCTGCGGCACAGATACCGTCGTTGCGCCTCCGGCCTCGCTCGTCTGCGTACTGCCGCCGCCCTCCTGCGTCGTGCGAACATCGCCGCCGCCCGCAGCCGCGCCCGTCTCATACGCTCGGAAATTCTCAAGTTTCCAGCTCAAGAGCACCTGATTGATTTTCGCACAGGCCGTCGGCACATAGAAGTTCATCACCGCCGGATGCGACGCATCCGCATTGTCGCTGGCCTGCATGGCATACAGATTAGTCGCGCCCTGTGCATACTGCGCCGTGATGGCCGTTTTGGCCGATATGCTTTCCAGCGTACTGGACACATCCGAAGATTGAGTTGCAATCTCAACGGTCATATCTAACGGATTTCCTTCGACGTCGCTTTTTTCAACCGATACAATTCGTTTGTCGAGGTCAAGTTTTGCCCGTGTATCGTTGAGACGCACGAGCTTCCCTTCGTCGATTAAATCCCATTCCAGCCCCGTCACGCGATAAAAATCCAGCGCTTTGACGGTATAGCTGTACATCGGGTTTTCAAGCTCACGCAAATAGGCTTTTCCCTTCGCAAAGAGCGTCGCTTCGTCGCTGATGGAGCTGTCCGTCAGCAGCTTGCTGATAACGCCATACTTGCTGATATTGGGAGAATCAATATAGCTTTTCCCTGTCGGATTGACCGTTCGGATGCTGGTTTGGTTCACACCTTCGCCGCTGCCCATGCAGTACAGCCGCGTACAGAGATTGGAGATATCCCGTCCCCGCTTGATGCTCTGCTCATTGCGGCCGTAACGCACCTCGCAGTTGCGCGCATCATCTGCCCGAACGAGGTTGATTGTCCACGGGTAGCTGTCCGTGTCATACGTCCAATGATAGTCGCTGTCGAAGCACTTCGGGATTGAAAAAAGCGCATTGAGCAGATCTTCCTTTTCCCACGAATACTGAAACTGATATCGAAAATCGCACCGCCCAAGCTGCCAGCGCTTCACCGTCTGTAAGCTGAGCAAATGCCGGATGATATCCTCGGTATAAACGCCAGTGCCGCCCATTTCCAGATAGCCGTCAATGCGGTCATCAAACAAGAAGGCGATTACATGTTCCAGCTCATATTGAATGAACTCTCCTTCACCTGTGATATCCGATTCGGGCTGATCGCAGATTCGATATTTGCCAACGGATTTGTCGCCGTCCACGATGTCCACAATGCCGTGAACCGTTTCACAGAGGTCGTTGTCCGCATCATCATCGGCGGGAATTTCAAAACTCGCCGTATGCAGGTCGTTGAACATTCGCTTGTAGCCCACCTTGGAAGCATGGCGGATGGTTCCGATGCGCGTCATATCGCGATTGTAAATCGGAATCCTCAATCACAACCACCTCGCCCGTGCGCTCACCGTCACCGAAACCGCTGCCGCCGATGCGCTCATAATCTCGATGTTCACTGCGTTCGGAGATACAGAAGGAAAATCACCCTCATAGAGCGCCGAAATCATACTCTGGCCACCGCAAACCACAGACAGGTTTTCTCCATCCACTCGCAGGCTCTGGCCGCCCGTGAGCGAAAATCCGCCGCCATACAGCCGCGTTTGCCTCTGCTTTCCGAGTCTGTCCCTGTATCTGATGCGAAAATCCGAAATCGCCGCACTGCCCGTATTCATCACATCCAGCGTAAGCGGCGTTGTATAGCCCATGCCGCGCGAAAAAACCTTGCTCAAGTCGATGGTCTGCCACGTCCCCGCCGCCAAGCTCACAGCCTGCGTAGCAGTGCTCATCGCCGCATCCTGCCATAAAGGCTGCTCGGTAAACGAGATGTCCATCACGCCATTTTCCCATTTATCGCATGTCAGCGATGCTTCATCCTCAATCTCGGCCATAATCGACCGACTGATATCCGCATCCATCACCAACTCTGCGCGTCCTGCTTGCAGGAGCCACGCCGCGACATCGTGCATCCGCTGTGCGACCTGCTCATCAGTCAGCCGCGTCCCTTCCTGCTCTCGATTGACGAAGTAGAGCTTTCCGCTGACTTTTCGCTCTTTGAGCATCAGCTCGGCGCGTTCAAAGCGCAATGTTCCCGCCATGCCGGATACCTCATATTTGTTCAGCACAGGTGCCGGAACGGCCGTCTCCTTGTCGAGTACGAACATGCAGCCCATGTCGTTCAAACAGTGCTTTCCGCCGAAGGTAAAGTTGTCCGCATACGGGTCTGCTCCGCCGACGGGTTTATCGTCATACAGGCGATATCGCCGATAATCCGCACAGGTGAAGGTCACCTTGAGCCGCGCTGAAGCGCCGCTGTACGTCAGCGCTTCCGTCCCTGTGCAGCGCGCTTTGTAATATGTGCCGCCCATGCTGTCAAAGTGCAGCTTTTCTTCACCACTTTCCTCCAGCCACGCTCTGACCTTTTCCAGCAGCAGCGGAAGCGCCGACCTGTTTTTTGCCCGCATAAGCAGCTCTACTTCGATTTTGCGCACCGTCGGTACGCCGACGCAGGCCAGCACCGCGCCCCTGCGCGTCACCGTCTGCCACTCCTTTTCAGCCAAAAAACACTCGGACACGGAAGTTACCTTCACGCATCCGAGCTGTTCCGGCTTCACCCTGGCAAATTCCATCAAATCAGCACCCCCTGTGCGCTGCGGCCGGATACCGTTTTCTTCGCTTTGTCCGCGATAGACTTTGAAACGGTCGACGCAGTTTTCCGTCCAACCTTTTCGCCGTCCATCACCACATCGCCGCCAAGCGCCCCGGATTCGATGAGTCTGTCCGCAATCATTCTGCCGACCGCACTCGCATATGCTTCCCGATTCTCGCCATCGGAGAGGCTGTTCGCCGTCTCTGCGGCAGTCTGTCGAGCGTTGGCGCGCGCCGTCATCACCGTGCCGACAGACGGGTCAGAAAGCCGCGTCTGCGCCGTCATGGCGCGGATGGTATCTTTCACCGCCTGTGTGGCCGCTGCGGCCATCATGCCGCCAGAAAGGCCGATAGCGCCGCCCGCGTCCATATCCCGACCGAGTGCAAGCGTCTCTCTGCTGGGGCTGTGCGCATCGGCGGCCTTGCGCATAGCCGCGACCGCATTGCGTACAACAGTCCGTGCCGTGCTGGACAGCATCCCCGCCATCGAGTTGATGCCGCTGATAATGCCGCGCATCAGGTCATTGCCGAGGCTGTATCCCGTGCTGCCGTTCAAACTGCCGCGCATTGCATTCACCACCGCATTCCCGGCATTTCGTGCCGACAACGCCGCATTGCCCTGCATGGCCTGAATCCCGATGGATACATTGGTCATCGCCATACGCGCCGTATTGCCGAAACTCTGAACCGTCGGCTCAAAGGTGGTGTTCATCGATGCAACCAGCCCTTGAACGGCGGTTGTAATGTCCGTTTCTTTTCCTGAAACGCCGTCGCTCACACCCACTCCGATGTTTTCGCCCGTGGTCTGCGCATTGTCGGCCGCAGTCGTAAAGTTCTCTGGATCTGTCGTCGTGTTCATCGAGGCAATAACAGAGTTCTTCGCGCCTTCCGTTCCCTTCTCTGCGCCGCTTCCATAACGCCCCATGTCTGCCTTGCCTGCGGTCTCCATGAAATCGCCCACCGCCCCGGTGATCTGCTCCATGCCCGTATTCAGTGCATCCGATGCACTGTTCCAGATGCTTTCGTCTCCCAGCGCATCGGCCAGCGAAGCCGGAATCTCAATACCCAGCGAATTACAAAGTGCAATCAGCGCATCCGTGCCATTGCCGAACGCATCTTCAAACTGCTCAACTGCCGCTTGACCAGCCTCATACAGTTCTGGATATCTCTCCTGCAGTCCGTCCGCCATTCCGGCAACAATCAATCCCGCCACCATCATGGCCTGCTCATTGGAGATTTCCGCTCCATCCTGAAAACCATTGATGACCGCCTGATACAGTGCAACGCCGGCCTCGCTGAAATGGCTTTCATACTGTGCCAGCACGCCGTTAATATCGAACTTCTCGAGGGACAAATACGCCGCAACCTGTTCGAGCAAAGTGCCCTGCTGTTCACCGAGATATTTGGTGACGAGCTGGCTGCCCTTCATCGTCGCGCCTTCGGCATTGGTGAACATCATATCGGAAACCTTCGTCCAGTAGTAGTCCGTCTCAATGCCAAACCAGCTCATTACGCTGTCCAGCGCGCTGGTGAAGATTGACCCCATCATCTTCATCAGACCTTCGCCGATATTAAGCATGCCGAGCGCAATACCCTTGCTGAGCGCAAAGACAAAATCTGCGCCGCACTGCACAATCTTGGTCAGCCCTTCCGGGGAAAGGATGTACCCGACAATCGCGCCCGTGATATCTCCGAGAGCGTCCATACCGTTGATGATACCCTTGCCGAGATTCTGAACAAAACGGGTCAAGTCCGGCGTTGTCACGATATCGTTGACAGCGTCGATAATCGCGCCCACCAGACTGGTAGCAACCGTTCCGATGGAGGTTCCCCAGTCTTTATCGTTAATCAGTTCCAACAGGCTTCCAATCGCCCCTGCAATATCTGCCGCTGCTGTGATGGTTTTCTGAATCCCAGTCACAACGCCGCCAAGCAGGCCGGATGCCAGCGCAGAAAACGCCGCTGTGAACGTGTCCCATGCGCTGAAATCTTTCAAACCGCCGACAAGCTCCGCCACAAATTCGGCGGCTTTCGCCGCAAAGGTAGCCTTGTTGCTGATGATGGATGTAAGAATCGTCGAGGCCAGCGCGGACATGTCGCCGACTTTCGCCGCCAGTTTTTCAGGCGTAAGCGCTTTGAAGCTCGCGGCGATCTGACCGACAATCTTCTCGCCTGCATCAGACCATGCCCCGCCGTTTTCTCCCTCATCGCCGAGGAACAGCTTCTTGAGCCAGTCTCCCGCCGCACCGAAGCCGCTCTTAATCCAGCCCCATACGGTGCTGCCGACATCTTTCCATGTACTTTCTTCGGTCAGC